TGAATTCTTTACAAAAGAAAAGTATAAAGAAAGAGGAAAAATTGTATCATTTATTGACAAATAAGGGATATTTTTATGTTTCAGGTATTAAGGATAGTAACAACAAATTAAACAATGAATCAAAGAATGATAAAAAGGCGGAATATTTAAAATTCCACCATTATAATTTCAATATTGATATTTTTACAAAGTGCGATGAGTAAAAAATTATTATCTATGAAATATGTATAAATATGGAAATTGTCATACCAAAATTCAGTTTTCGACTGGAAATAATTATATTGATTGGAGTATTATTCATAGTTTTATTTGGACATGTACTTTGTTCTTGTTCTACTATTAGCAGAAAAGAAGGAATGCAAGTTGCAGGTATGCTTGCAAACGCAGTGGGAGGTAGTGTAAAAGAAGCGTTTACTTCTGCCAATACCAATTATGGTCAATCGGCTCCTTATAGTGTAGCAAAAAATGACCCGGTCAATACTTCTTCATGGTTTATGCCGAATTTGACATATACTCCAGGAGGACCCATTTCACCAGGTGCACAAGCAATTTTGAATCGTCCTGCAAATATTCCCATTCCAGAAGGCGAATTAGATATGTTTGCAAGCACAAAATTTGCTCCTGAATGCTGTCCTACCAGTTATTCAAATAGTATGGGTTGTGCTTGTATCTCAGTTCCCCAATATAAATTTTTGAGAGAAAGAGGATTGAACAATTCACCTCCTGATCCTGAAGGATATTAGAGTTGACAAAAAAGAACATGTGCAAAGTTATAACTATAATGATGTAAATTGTATTGAGAGATAAACAATATAAATATATATTGTGTATTCAAATATTGAAAAAGAATGAAATTCATTATAGATAAATTAAAATTGTTTATTATAAAAAATAGAGAAAACAAACTTATTTTGGGAAGATGGAATGTAGATTATTGTGATAAAAAAATAAACAACAAAATTGATCAATCAAATGAAGACCATTGTGGTCCTTGTGGACAATATTTATTGAATAAACTGCAACAAGATAGCTTTTTGAAAAAAGAATCTTTGAAAAAAGAATCTTTGAAAAAAGAATAAAAAGAGACAAAAAGTGTAAAAGAATAAAAAGTTCAAAAAAATACAATAAAAAATTGAATTTAAAAACATAATTATGTATTATAATAACTGCAACTTATTATAATAAATGACAACCGATTTTCAATACGAAAAAGAGGAAGACTATTTGAAATCGTATTTGACAAAAATAACAACAAAAGACAATAAATTCAAACGAATCACAATATCCCCGTTACGATATGCAGGTGGAAAAAGCAAAGCCATTGGGTTGATTTTGAATGAATTGCCCAAATTAAAACACAAAAGAATCGTCTCTCCCTTTTTCGGTGGCGGATCCTTGGAATTGTGTCTCTCGCAACATTTGAATGTAGAAGTGATTGGATATGACATCTTTGGCCTTTTAACCAATTTTTGGAATGTGTTGATTTGCAACAAAAAAGAATTTATAGAGGAATTGGAAAAATTCAAAATCAATGAAGAAGAATTCACTAAAAACAGACATATTTTGCTTTCTTATTGGGACAAAATAAAGCCGGAAACACTGCAATACAAAACAAAAAAGGTGGTAGAATTGAGTGATACAGAGAGAAATATGTTGGATAATAACCCATTATTACAAGCTGTTTATTATTATTACAACATGACCTTGTCTTATGGACCCATGTTTCTAGGTTGGCCTAGTTCCAATGAAATAAATAGAGAGAAATTCCAACGAAAAATAGCCAATTTGGAAAAGATGAATTTGAAAAATATCAAGATAGAATGCAAAGATTTCAAGGTGGCGATTCAAGATCATCCAGATGACTTTCTCTTCTTGGATCCACCTTATTATTTGGGTGAAGATTCAAAAATGTTCAAAGGAATGTATCCCAATTGTAATTTTGCGATTCATCACAATGAGTTTGATCACCATGGATTGTTGGAATTACTCAAGAATCATCGAGGTGGATTTTTATTGACGTATAATAACTGCAAGACAATTCGAGACATGTATACAGAATACAAACAAGTATTTCCAGAATGGCAATATACCTATGGACAAGGAGAGACAAGAATAGGAAAAAATAGAGAGAAAAAAATGGAGAACCATGTAAAAGAAAGTCATGAAATTTTTATAGTTTGTCCTCCTACATATTGATTATATGGTTATTATTAGTCTCATAATTATATGGTAATATCATCCTCTAAATAAGGAATATTTTTTTTCAACAATTCAATGAATTTTCGTCCTTTTCCTCCATTCAATCCTAGGAAATAACTTTTATGTGTAGTGCGGTATTCATAGGTGATATATTGAGACGATCCATTTTTTGAATCGTCTACAAAATCCCCCTTGATTCTACCCGTATCTAATTTCCTCCATTTGGCAAATTGAACAATGAAATTTATAATGTCATCCATTTTGAAAAACAACCATTTACTAGTTTCTTTGTCTTTGTATACCAATATATCTGCTGGTTTTTCCGATTCGGATTTTTTCAAATATTTTTCAAACAAGGATTTGCAATGGGTAGGATCAAGAAGCCATTCTAAATTAGTTTCTACTTGTAGTTCGGGTATTTGTCCTAAGGTGAATTGGATATTCTCTCCGCTTTTGTTTGAACAATATAAATTTCTATTGCAAATATAAGTATTTGTATCAGATGTTATATTTTCAAACTGAAATTTTTCACTTAAAATATGTGTGATTGGATTTTCAGGAAACAGAATAGTATCGGATGTCGCTTTATATTCAATAGGATCATCCAAGGATGCGGGATTGTATTGCTTTTTAAAGTCATTTTCTCTTTGATGACCTTTTGCTTTTTTAAATCCACCCACCTTCTTACAAGATTCAATTCTTTTTTCATTTCCCTTTTTCATCGTATTGGATACAACCATGTCTACCACCTCCAATAACATTTTAGGATTACACTGATGTAAAATGTTATTCTTATAACTCATTAAAAAATTGTATTTTTCCATTATATTATATATTTTTATTTCAATTTTTTTTGGTTTTTATATTTTTTAAACATATATTTGAAAAATTTTTTTACACGCATATAGAATAAATTCTAATCATATAAATTTTATACAAAATATTCAATCAATTAAATATACATATTTCTTAATACATCATTTTCTTTTTCTTTTTTGATCAATTTATCTACTATTTCTTTGGTCACTTGAAAAGGAAACGACACTTTCAAGGACATTTCTTGTTCAAACAAATTGGTATCTGGTTTCATTAATCGATACAAGTTCAGTTTTGTATATATAATTTCTAATGCACGTTTCAAATTTCTCACACCTTCTTCCTTGTTGCAATGATGTTCAATAATATAGTGTAACGTCTCATCTGGAATCAGAATATTTTCCTTTTCAAATTTGGTCTGTTCACGAATTCTAGGCAACAAATATTGACTGGAAATATTGGTCTTTTCCTTTTTATCATATCCCTTGGTTTGAATACGATACATTCTGTCTTTCAAAATAGGATTGACTTTGGATTCGTCATTGTAACTAAAGATGAACAAACATTTGCTTAAATCAAAATCCACTTCTGAAAAATATTTGTCATGAAATTGCATATTTTGGGATGTATCTGTCAAATGAGTCAATATTCCTGCAATTTCTTCCCCTTTGGGAGTATCACTGATTTTATCCAATTCGTCGAAATAAATGACCGGATTCATGCATTTGCTATCAATCAAAATTTGAACTATTTTTCCCCATGTGCTTCCCTCATAGGTATAAGAATGACCTTCTAAAAAACTACTATCTGTTGCACCACCCAAAGCAATAAAGGCAAACGGACGATTCAAAATTTTACTCACACCTTCTTTGATAAGCGACGTTTTCCCAGTTCCTGGAGCACCATGAATAGCAATGGCTGTTCCAATTGCACCAGGATTCGTAATCAATTGACCTACCAATTGCATAATTTGCATCTTGGCATCATTTAATCCATAGACTGCATCATCCAATGTTTTTTGTGCATGTTCCATAAAATCGTGACATTTTTCAACACCATCATCAATCGTAGTGGGCAAGGTTTCATATTTTCCAAAGGGAATACGCATAAATGTATCAACCCAATTTTTTATTTTATAATATTCACCTGTGCCTGGTTCCATATAACGCAAAGAACTAATTTTTTTCATGGCAGTGGCTTTGAATGCAGTTGGAATATCTGCTTCCAAAAGAGTCAATCGATAGGGCTTTTCAACTCGTGATATTTTGTTGATTTCTCTCACTTCTTTGAGTATCTTTTTTTGTTTGTCAATATCATAATTTTCAAAGAATTTGTAATCATTCATGGTATTTTTATCCGCAATAATTTTTTTGAAAATTCTAGAATTTCGCTCTTTGTATTTTTTTTCTTTTTTCTCTCTGTGTTTGTTCTTCTCTTTGATTTCATCTTCACAAATTTTGATGCATTTTTTGATGACTTCGCTATCTTTGTTTTTACCATAAATATCTTTCAACGTATTCAAAAAGACATCATCTGATTGGATAGTCGACACTTTTTCCTTGTTTTCTTCTGCAGAGGAACTCGATTCTCCATTATTTTCATTGATAACCAATACAACATTTTCGTCACTGGATGGATCCTTTTTTGAAATAGCTTGTTTGATTTGATCCAATACTGATTTTTCCGACTTTTTTGATTCTATTTTGCTAAACTTTTTATTGGAAACATTCTTCTTTTTATTATATTTTCGTTTATAGTCTTCCTTCTCGTCTTCATCAGAATCTTCGTCAGAAGAATCATCACTAGTAGTAACAATCGTTTCATTTTCATCCTCTGTTTTATCATCATCCTCATCCTCATCATCTTCCCAATAACTATCATCGTCATCGTAATCTTCATTGTCTGCACCAATAGTAAATATAATATTAATGTTGTCTTTTTTTGATTTTTTTCCTTTTTTTACAGAAACATCATCCTCTTCTTCGTCTTCTTTATCAGAATCATTTTCAGAAAGGGTTTCATATTCGGAATCAGAACCAGAAACGCAATCAGAATAATCATCTGAATCCTCATCTGATTCTGTTTCCGAATCATATTTTTTGTTTTTTGATTTTTTTGGAGATGATTTTGCCTTTGTTTTTTCAACTACTTTACCTTTACTTTTTTTCTTTTTCATAGGTTCTTCTTCCTCTTCACTATCATCAATCGAATATTTTTTTCCTTTTGATTTTGTCTGTGTCTGTGGTTTTTTCAATGTTTTTTTCGATTTTCCATTATTCTTTATCACTTTGCGGTTATACTCCTCTTCCTCGTAGTCTTCTTCTTCTTCTGAGTCATCATCCATATGCGATTTTATTTTTTCAATCAATTTGTCACCCTTTTTAATTTTCTTGTCCAAAAATTTAGAAGGAAACAAACTGGCTAACAATTTCTGATATTCATGATGTGACATTTCTTGGTCTTCATCATCTTCAGAATAAGATGAATCATCGTCCCAATCATCTCCATCATGATCATCATCATCATTGTATTTTTTCTGACGCGCTAATTCAGCTCTTTTCTCTTGCACCTTTTTTGCTTCCTTTTTCGATGACTTCTTTTGCATTTCTTTTGATGACATGGTAGTTATATATAATTCTGTTTTAATAATTATTCAAGTTTTTTATTTAAATCAATTTTTTTTACGTATTTTTTTATTGTGAAAAAAATGAAAAAAATGCAAAAAAATGCAAAAAATGAAAAAAATGAAAAAAATAAAAAAAATAAAAAAAATGAAAAATAAATAAA